CCGGTTTGGGTTTTTATGGTTTTGGCCTTTATCACATGATCGGTGGTCTGGGCAAAGCGGCGACTGGATCTCTTCGCGCTTTACTTGACAGCGCGGCCTTCAGTAACATGCAAGGTGGATTTAAGCTACGTGGCCGTGTGACTGGCGGTGATTTGCAAATTAGTCCGGGCGAGTTTGCCGATATTGACTCTACAGTTGATGACGTGAACAAGGCAATCATGCCACTGCCATTCAAAGAGCCGTCTGGCACTTTGTTTCAGTTGATGGGCTTTATTGTTGAAGCTGGCCAGAGATTTGCCAGCACAGCCGATTTAAATGTGGGCGATGTTAATCCAAATGCGCCTGTTGGATCGACAGTTGCTTTGATTGAGCAAGGATCAAAGGCGTTTAGCGCAATCCACAAAAGACTGCATTATGCACAAGGCCAAGAGTTTAAGCTGCTTGCAAAGCTGAACGCAGAAAACCTACCAGAAGAGTTTGGCTTTTCACTGGCTGGATCTGCTGAGTTTGTGTATCGCGCAGATTTTGATGATCGGATTGACATTGTTCCTGTCAGTGATCCAAACATTTTCTCGACAGCCCAGCGCATTGCACAGGCACAAGCTGTTTTGGAAATGGCACGTTCAGCGCCCCAGCTTCACGATCTTTATGAAGCCTACAAGCGCATGTATGAGGCTATTCGTATTCCGAATATCGATGAGATCCTGAAGAAGCCTGAAGAAGCGCCACAGATGGACCCGATTGATGAAAACATGTCGGTCATGTATGGCAAGCCAATACGCGCCTTTCCAGAGCAAGACCATGAGGCGCATATTGCGGTTCACATGCAGTTTATGCAAGATCCATCACTTGGCGGTAATCCAGCAGCCCAGAAGACAATGGCTCCGATATTAATTGCACATATTGCAGAGCATATTGCGTTGCTGTATCGCCAGCGCATGGAAGCCAGCGTAAATATCGAACTACCGCCACTGCCAAACTTCAAAGATCCGAAGTTCAGGTTTAAGGATGTTGACCCTGAAATGGATATGCTGATTAGCCAGAGAGCAGCGCAAGTTGTACAGCAAGCGCCACAGATGAAACAAATTGAGGCGCTCAAAGGCATGAAGGGCATGGGTCAAGGTCAACAAAATCCATTGCAATATGCACAACAGTTGGCCAAACTTGAGACAGACGCGCTGAAGGCTAGAACACAAGCGCAGATCCAAGCTGATCAGGCCAAGGCTAAGTCCAACATTGAAATCAAGCAAGCAGAGGCCAGACAGGATCTGGAGATCGAAGCAGCAAAAGCGCAAGCTGACATGGAGGCGAAAATTAGAAAACTAGAGGCTGAGTTGCAACTTGAACGTGAGAAAAACGCAGCAGAGTTGCAAATGGAGATGATAAAGAATGATCCCACAATATAATCTGCCTCCGATTAACCCTGCGGCTTTTGGCGGTTTGCCACAGGGCCAAGGTGGCGCTCCCGCTACAGTCCCTATAGCTAGTGGAGCGCCACAGGGACAACCGCCAGTAGATATGAACAAGTATTTGATTAATAAGGTTATGGAAATCAGGCAGCGTATGGGTGGCGGTCAGAACATGGGGGCGCTTGGTGCGTTAGCCAATGCAACACCAGCGCCACAGGCAAGGCAACCACAGCCTCCAATGAGGGCAATGACATGATGAACAAGAGCGGATTTGGCGCTCTGTCGAGCATTGCGCCAAGACAGGCGAACATCATGGGTCAGCCACATATGCTGTCTTACATCAACCCTCAAGAAGAGGCGATGTTGCAGAAGATGAGGGGCGGTATGCCTCCAGTGGCAGGACCGGGCGGTGTACCAGCTTTTGCTCATGGTGGATTTCATTGGTCGAAACCTAGCACATGGGGCAGTGGCAGCGATAATAATCAAGCAGCAGACACAAGTAGCGATGATGATGAAGATGAAGATGATGGTTTTTCGTTAAGTGAAGTTTTTTCCGACTTCACAGATTTTGGATCTTCTCTTGTAAGTGATCTTGGTGCTGCTGGCAGCGCAATTGGTAGTGCAATTGGATCTGGAATAGAAACAGTTGGTAGTGCAATTGGCGCTTTGACTGGCCTTGGAAGTGATAGTGATACTGATCAAGATCTTATTGATCAAACAGTTGCGTCAAATCCCGGTTCTTCTTTTGATATAAATACAGGAATAACTGGATCTGATGGTGAATTAATAGATGTAGGTTCAAATGTTTTTGTTGATCAATCAACTGGAAATGAGCTAACAGAAGACGAATTGCTTAATCAGCCTGCATTTATGGATGATGCTGTGGCTCAATTTTATGCTGATCAGCAACAAGGCAATAGTTTATATGAAGATTTAGCCAATACTTTTACACCAAATGATGGCACAACATATGTGGATGGGGTTTTAATTGACGATCAACTCGCTCTTGACTCTACGATTGCTTCAAATGAAGGTTCTTCTTACGATGGCACAACGGGAATTATAACTGGAGCAGATGGAAACGAAATAGATATTGGCACAAATGTTAACGCCGATGATGTATCAAGTGCTTTATATTCTGAATTACTTCCCGGTGGTAGCGAAGGAGATTATGATGATTTTCAAGATCGTTATGAAGCACAGCTTGAAGCCTCAGAATTAGATCCAACAGGAGGTTCAACTGCCACAGGATTTTTAGTAGACGAAACTTTTGAGGCAGATTTAAATAATGATGGTGAAGAAGAGACTTATACTAGTGGAACAGAATATACTGTAAACATAAATGATGGTTCGATTGTTGAAGCTGACAGCGAAGAAGATACAACTGGCGGTTTAAGTCTTTTAGGTGAATCTTTAATAGAGCTTGGATTAGCAGATCCTTTAGATGAAGGAGAATTTGCTGATGGATCTGGAATAACAGATTTAACAGAGCTTGGTGGTGGTGAGCCAGAAGAAGATGAGCCAGAAGAAGATGAGCCAGAAGAAAATAAGCCTGATCCATCATTTACAACCACTCCGACTTTTGAAGATCAAGCAACTCAAGAGGCTTTTCAAAGAAGATACAAAGGCGGTGGCGGTGGGTTTTTACCAGCTTACATGCAGCAATACATAAGCGGTGAAACCATAGACGAATATGTCCGTATGGTTACTTTGGCTGATGGAAGTGTATATTATATTACGCCAGATGGTAGATACATAGATCCAGAAGCATTTGAAGGCACTGCTATAGTAACAGATTCAACAGAATATTTTGACACTGGCACAGAGCAAGTGCAGACTGGCTATACTGTTACTGATAATCTTACAGGTGTTATTCAGACTTTTAATATGGATGGAGTTCTTTTAGACACATTTGATCCACAAACAGGACAAACAGAGTACGCATCATATATGATTGCAGACGATCCCAACAGACCAGTTATATATGGAAGCGATACACAAAGTGGATACGATATATATCAAGATCTTGTAAGTTAAATTTAGGAGGCCAATATGCCAGAATCCAACATGAACAGCGCAGAAGAAGATTTAAATCTTATTATGACAATGATGCGCTCAATAAAACCGGGCGACATGAGCGAAGAAGCGGCTAATGAACTTATGATGATTGGTCAGCGCATTCAAAACGGTGGTCGTTTGTCTGATCAAGAGCGTGATGCAATCACACAAGTTATGAGGGCAATGCCAGCAAAAGTTATTGACCCCAGTAGTGCCGTAAGAGATGCAGAGCTGCAAAACATGGGCGCTGGCGCTATGACAGGTGCAATTGACTCCGGTAGTGCCGTAACAGACGCAGAAAAGCGTATAGCCCAAGAAGAAGCATTTCAAAGAATGATTATGGAGCAAAATGAAATGCAGCAAAGAGCGATGGATCAACGTATGATGGATGATATTAACTCTGGATCTCTTGCACCAATGACATCACCGCGCCCACGCGCAAGACCAATGCGATAGGAGATTATTATGGCTGAAGTAATAGTAGAAAATATGGAAGAAAATGCGGAGCTTTTTGTAGAAAAAATGGGCTTTCCGCATGACGCAGAAGGCTTGGAGTTGACTGACGATCAGCTTGTGAACTTTTTGCTGCTTTGTCACCAGATGCAATACGGCATGATGGAAGATGACGAAGAAGAAGAAATGATGCACGAAGACGAAATGATGATGCCGACAGGTGACGTTAAGGTCAAAGTGATGAAGCTGGGCGATGGCCATAGCGTTCACGAAATGATGAACGAGATTTTAGGCGGTCACTAATGCCTGTCCGTAAGGTCAAAGGCGGCTATCAATGGGGCAGCAAAGGCAAAGTCTACAAGACTAAAGCTGAAGCTGAACGCCAAGGACGCGCTGTTTACGCCTCTGGCTACGGAAAGAAGAAGAAGGGCAGAAAACGTGGCTGATGTAGTAAACCTCTTCAAAAGATTATACACAGTTTTAATGGATGCAAATCCATCAGAAGTACAACGCCAAATGATTGAAGCTGGTGATATTTCTGTCATACGTGAGCTTATTAAACGTCCTACAAAAGAAGTTTTAGATCCTGCTGGTTTAGGAACTGTAAAATTACCTGACTACGTTGAAAACATTGAATATGATTTTGTGCCAGAAGCTGGAGCATTACAGCCAGAACAAACAGTAGATATTGGAGCCTTGCAAGGGTTAATGCTTGTGCCAGCTTATGGAGATAGAACCTATGCTGGTGGTGCGTTGCGCGGCATTGGAGATGTAACTTTTGATCAGGCTGTTAATATGCAAGGCGGCAATCAGTTTATGAGATCTCAAGGAAAAGGCATTTGGGCGTCTATGCAAGATAAAATGCAAGAAAAAGCAGACGTTGTAAAAATTTTAGAGGATCAAGGCGAAGACGTTAGATTGATGTATACATCAATGGCTGGACAGTCTGGTGATTTTTCTATGATGATGTCTGATGCCACAATGGGAATGATTGAACAAAGTAAAATTACAAAAAAAGCAGCTAAAAAATTTGATGATTGGGTTAAAAAAAATAAAACAAAAGATTCACCACAAGACCCTGATTGGCCGGGAATATTAAGTCCAAATATAAGAGACTATTTAAAAAACAATATGACAGGCTCTGATAGACGCTTGTTATGGCAAGAAATGGACAAGTCAAAATATCAAGATGATGGCTTTCCAAATCTTGGTATTATTAGAGCATCTATTAC